TAGAAACACCCGATATGTGGACAGAAGAAATCATGCGATGTATGGCACAAGACGATGATTTAGAATTGACTGATAGCATGGTAAGACAAATCCTAACAGCAAGAGAAATCTATGCTAATGAGGGTTCTGTACCACCAATTAGAAAGTTTTCAAAGGCTGTTGGCATTGACAAGAAAATCTTGTTTAAAGAATGGTTGACAGGACCAATGAAGCCAATCACTAAGTATGGTGGATTACCACAACCAACAGGTTGTGTATAGTTAGAAATTTGCGGGTATCGTATATTGGTTATTACCTTGGGTTTCCAACCCAAAGAGGTCAGTTCGATTCTGACTATCCGCTCCAAACAAATTATATAACATAAATAGAAAGCATGTTTTATGTTATATAATATTATTAAGAGGGAGTGAAAATTGAAAAATAATTATCTTGGTGTTGAGACTAATAACCATAAGGATAGAAAGTTATCCAAACAGTCTAAAAAGTTATTAAAGGATTATTATTGTATTGAGGGTGAGAAGTCTCCACAACAAGCATTTGCTAGAGCATCAGTTGCTTATTCTGCTGGTGATATGAAATTAGCACAACGTATTTACGATGCAGTTTCTAATGGTTGGTTTATGTTCAGTAGTCCAATCTTATCAAACGCACCATTGCCTGGACAAAAGGTTAAAGCATTACCTATTAGTTGTTTCTTGACGTATGTTCCGGATTCACTAGATGGTTTAATTGCCCATACGTCTGAGTTAAGATGGTTGTCTGTTAAAGGTGGTGGAGTAGGTGGTCATTGGTCAGATGTCCGTGCAGTAAGTGATATTGCTCCTGGACCATTACCGTTTATGCATACAGTTGATTCTGATATGACAGCATACCGTCAAGGTAGAACACGTAAGGGTTCATATGCAGCTTATATGGATATTAGTCATCCGGATATTATTGAATTCATTAATATGCGAATTCCGACTGGTGATGTTAATCGTAAGAACCTAAATCTACATCATGCTGTAAACTTAACTGACGACTTCATGGAAGCAGTTGAAGTAGGTCTTGATTGGGATTTGAAAGACCCAGACTCAGATGAGATTAGAGAAAACGTCTCAGCAAGAAGATTGTGGGAAACTTTATTAGAAACTGCCAATAGAGCATTACCTCAAACTCAAAAGGATTTGGGATTAAAAATCAATGGTAGTAATTTATGTAATGAAATTCATTTAGTGACTAATGAAGAACGTAGTGCAGTTTGTTGTTTATCTTCTGTTAATCTAGAGAAGTATGATGAGTGGAAAGATACTACTATGGTTGCGGACTTAACTCGTTTCCTTGATAATGTATTACAATTCTTTATTGATAATGCTGGTGATGAAATTAGTCGTGCTAGATACAGTGCTACTATGGAACGTAGTTTAGGGTTGGGTGCTATGGGTTTCCATTCATACCTCCAGAAACATAATATTGCGTTTGAGTCAAGAGATGCTTTGGCATTGAACACTAGAATCTTTAGAAGTATTCAAAAGAAGTCTATTGCCGAATCAATTGTGATGGGTACGGAAAGGGGTGAAGCACCAGATATGAAAGGTACTGGTAGAAGAAACGCCCATTTGCTTGCTATTGCTCCAAATGCCAATTCAAGTCTGATTTCTTCCACTTCTCCATCAATTGAACCATGGAAAGCAAATGCCTTTACATCTAGAACTAGAGTTGGTTCTCACTTGACTAGAAATGCTCACTTGATGAAAGTGTTAAAGAAGTTAGGTAAGGATGATGATGAAACTTGGTCTAGTATTATTACTTCAGGTGGTTCTGTACAACACTTTGATTGGTTAGATGAACATACAAAGAACGTATTTAAAACTGCTATTGAGATTGACCAAGATTGGGTTATTAGACACGGCGGTGCTAGACAAAAATACTTATGTCAAGGACAGAGTTTAAATATATTCTTCCCTGCTGGTGCAACAAAGGCATATCTTCACACAGTACATTATGATGCTTGGAAATATGGTTGTAAAGGGTTATACTATCTTAGAACTGAATCAAGTAATAGAGCAGAGAATGTAGCAGAGAAGATCGAAAGAGAACGGTTGAAAGACCATAGTGAAATTGAAGACTTTGGTAGTCAAGAAGAATGTACAGCCTGCCAAGGATAGAGGGGAAATAAATTATGAACGTAGTTATATACAGTAAACCATCGTGCCCATTTTGCGTAAGAGCAAAAGATTGGTTTGATAGGCATGGGTATTCATTCACCGAACATGTATTATATGACGAGGAGCAATTCCTCGCTATGTGCCAGAAGATTCCAGGAGTAACAACTGTTCCTCAAATCTTTATTGACGACAAACATATTGGAGGTTATGACCAATTGATGGAAGTAGCAGACTATATTGTTAAAAAATCATCTGGTGGTTTAATGCAGTTTAGTGAAACATACAAACCATTTTACTATCCGTGGGCAGTAGACTTAACTACTCGTCACGAGAAAGCACACTGGATTGAAGATGAAATTGATTTGTCTGAAGATGTTACAGACTGGCAACGTAATAAGATTACTAAGACAGAGAAGGAATATATTACTAATATCCTTAGACTGTTTACTCAATCTGATGTAGCAGTGGGTCAAAGTTATTATGATGTATTCATTCCTAAGTTTAAGAATAATGAAGTTAGAAACATGCTAGGTTCATTTGCGGCAAGGGAAGGAATCCATCAACGTGCTTATGCTCTACTCAACGAAACGTTAGGACTACCTGACTCAGAGTATCACGCATTCTTAGAATATAAAGAGATGACCGATAAGGTAGACTTTATGATGGATAGTGATTCTAATACACTTACTGGTACTGGACTTGCTTTAGCAAAAATGGTATTTAACGAGGGTGTTAGTTTATTCGCATCGTTTGTTATGTTACTTAACTTTCAACGTTTTGGTAAGATGAAAGGAATGGGTAAAGTAGTTGAGTGGTCAATTAGAGATGAGTCTATGCACGTTGAGGGCAACTCAAAACTATTTAAAGCATTTTGTAATGAGCACTCTAGAATTGTTGATGATTCATTTAAGAAAGAAATCTATAAGATGGCAAAACAATCAGTAAAGTTAGAAGATAAGTTTATTGACTTGGCATATGCCGTTGGTGATATCGAAGGACTTTCTGCTGAAGACGTTAAACAATACATTCGATACATTACTGACAGACGTTTATTACAGTTAGGACTTAAACCCAATTTTAAGGTAAAGGACAATCCTCTACCGTGGTTGGAATGGGTACTTAATGGTGCGGACCATACTAACTTCTTTGAGAACCGAGTGACCGAATATGAGGTTGCGGGTTTGACTGGAACTTGGCACGACGCATACGAAGAAAAATAATCTTTAAAAAACTTTACTTTCCTTCCATTGTATAGTATAATAGTAGTATATTAACTAAAAAGAGGGGAAGTAAATGTTCGCAAATTTCGTAAAGAAAACAAAACAAATGGTCGGTCTAGACACCGAAGACTACAAACTAAAATACCAACACGCAGAACGACGTGCTCAAGAAGCAGAGGAGAAAATGATGTTTCTTTGCAAACAATTGCACAGTGTTATGGAACAAGTGGACGTATGTACAAAGGACTTTAGAAGATGAATTTACACGGATTAGAAGAAGACCAAGTTGAGTTTATAATCAACTGTATAGAAAAGGCAAGTGTTAAAACACCAGAACAGCAAGAACTACTTGCTTGGATAACAATTCAATATGTTCATCAACAAAAAGGTGGAGCATATAAAAAAGCAATCCGTGAACTCGGATATGCAATTTAACAAAAGGAGATTATATTATGGCAATTGAAAAAATGTACCCAATTGGGAACAACGTATTAATTAAACCAGACAAAGCAAAAAATGAAACTGCTGGTGGTATTATTTTAACCACTAAGGGTAATAAATCGTCAACAGGTACGGTAGCAGCCGTTGGTCCAGGATTAGTTGCTATTGACGGCACTATTCATCCTCTACAATGTAAACCTATGGATAGAGTTATGTTTGCAGCCGTTGACGCAACAGTATCAGCAAGAACTATTACTATGAATGGTAATGAATATTTACTAATCCCAGAGTCTCAAGTATTTGGTGTTATTGAAGAATCAGAAGTTAAAGAAGAAGTTGTCGAAGAAGAAATTGAAGGCGACGACGCAAAGGCAAAAGAAATTTGGAAATAGGGGGATTATGGAAGAATTAAATATCAATGGAAACAAATGGAAAACGTTTATTGGTGACGAAGGACAAACCGTTTATATCGCACAATTCACAATTCCGTCTGAGAACCTTTTAGGTAAGTTTGTAGATGAATCTTTTTATGATATTATCATTGACCATAACGCAGACGTGTACTTGCCACCAGAACAAGATATAGCAAATACAGATGAAGATGAATCAGACTACTTAAAACGTATAGATGAAAGTTGTCTTGCTTTTAAATTCCGTAAGAATGTATTTACCTTAGATGAACAAGAAGGAGCATTTGATGGTTTATATTCAGCAGCCGGAGAATCTAACAATAGGGGTTTGGCAGCGGGACCAAGGTGTGAGAAATCAGGCAATAGAGAATGGGTAACATCATTTCAGCAAGATATTTTATCATACTACGAAGACGGACAACCTCAATCGGTAGACGGTGCTAACCAAATTGAATCTCTAATAGAAAAACATAAAGACCTTGAAGATGAAATTCGTGGTTCGGTATGGTTGCGTTCTAAGATAGAAGGAGAATTTGGAGTATATAAAAACTTTTTCGGTATTGCTATGGAAAGGTTAGATAGTTTAAGCATCGTTGATGCGATTGATTATGCTCAAACTATTCGTAAGGACATGCTTTCTGATACTTCTTATGCTACACCTATTTGGTCTGGCATCTCTGGTTTCTATGGTAGATATCCTCGTATTCCTTATGGTAGAGCAACTGCTCATACAGACCATAATAGAGAAGAGTTTGAAAAGTGTTATCCGTTTGCAAGGAAACTTGACGCAGAATTTAAACGATTAGTTCCAGGACGTTATGAAAAACAAAAAGTATTTTCAGATAGATTAGACGATAGATTTATAATCGGAGAAGATACCACGTTCACTACTATTACTGTTAATACTACACAGATTGATAGAAATGCTAGATGTGCTTGTCACCGTGATGCGGGGTCGTTAAACGAGGGATTCTCTAACTTAACCGTAATTACTAAAGACGGTAAAGATTGGAACGGAGGATATCTTGTAACACCAGAAGTACGGACTGCTATTAATATCCGTCCAGGAGATTTATTACTAATTGATAACATGAGAATCATTCACGGTAATACTCCTATTAAAGAACCAGATTCTGGTCCTGATGAGATGTTACGTATGTCTTTGATTTTCTACTATCGCGAGGATATGGATAAGTTAGGCAGTTGGGATTATGAGCATACACGTAGGGCATTTGTTGATAGTCGTAGAAAGAATGAAGACCACGAATTGTGGAGACCTTTCTGGAACGGAGTATCACCTAGCATGTGGACTAGTGATGAATGGTATGACTATTTGAAAGAACAAGATAAAGGTTTAGAATGGTTAGAAGATTATCATCCTGAAGCACTTGAAGAGAAGTCAGACTTGGACGCTTTCTTTTAATGAGTAATTTTATAGAAGACATTGCCAGTGACCAAAATTTCACGGACTTTAGATTACCAGAAAACCGTAAAGATATATTCTTTACTGCTTATGAGTTTCATTTAAAGTTTAAGACTATGCCAGGATTGGTGTATGGGTATTTGCCTTATTTAGCAGATAAATTAGATTGGTCTGAAGAAGATAAATTATGGTTTGCTTTTCTAAATGGTAATACTCAAAACCCTAGTACGTCTTGGATTATCTTTAATAAGTTTCCAAGCATTACTGATTTAGATATAGATGAATTTGAATCTTGGTATTTTAGTGAGATTAATAGCAACGGAAAGTTAGTTTGGCAAATGCTTCCTATTGATATGGATAGAAGACACTTTAGAAATAAAATTCATTTATCTATTAAAGCATATAAAGAAAACTTAAATGGTAAATCTCAAGAAGACTTCTTTAAATCATTAACAGATACTAAAGATAAGTTTACAAACTTTCGTAAACTATGGAATGCTGTATTTAAGGGTGAGGGTATTAATTCTAAATTCTATTCCTTTGGTCGTTTAAGTTCATTTAGTTATATAGAATACTTATGGATATCTGGATTAGATATAGATTGCGATTCTTTCTTTTGCGAAGATTATAGTGGTTCTTCTTCTCATAGGAACGGTATGTGTTGGTTGATGGGTCGTGAAGATTTAGACGAGCATAAGACTAACTCTGAATACACAAAAGGAATACACCTACATACTAAAGACGTTATAAGTATGATTGATGATAATATGGAAGATATTTATCAAGAAGCATTAGTCCGTTTTAAAGGAACTAGTATAGAGTCTGACGTAAGTCGGTTTACAATAGAAAGTCAGTTGTGTAATTATAAATCTTGGCATAGGAAGTCTAGACGATATCCTAATGTGTATGGTGATATGGCATACGATAGATTAGTTAAAGTTCAAGCAATGTCTGAATTTGAAGATATGGACTTTAGTATATTCTGGGAGGCGAGGGAGTCTTTTATGCCTTGTGAAATTAGACCTGAATGTAATACGGATAACGTAGGGGTGAGTTCTTATAAACAAAATCTTTATAGGGAAACTGGAAGACAACACACACTTGGAATAATTGATAACAAATATGAAAACGTCCCAAAGAGAAGATAGAACTATATTAAACGAAGTAACAGAAGATACTTTTATTAAAGGTAGGTGGATTGATAAGATATGGGATTTAACTCCTATTGAACAGAAGTCCGATACTATGTATTATAAAAGGGAAGATAAATTCGCACCAATGGGTATGAATTCTATTAACGGTTCTAAGTGTAGACAGTTGCTTTGGTTATTTGATAGAGAAAGGAATGTCGATACGGTAGTTCATGCTACTAATCTAAACAGTTCTCCTCAAACCCCAATGACCGCAGCTATGGCAGAGCATTATGGATATAGAAATATTCAAGTTGCTGGTGGTACTACTTTTGAGTCTATGAATAAAAAGGAACTTCCTTTAGCAGCCAGCATACACGGAACTGAATATGATATTACAGTTGGGTCTGGGTTTAATGTAGTTATTCAAAAGAGGGTAGATGAAATTATGACCCATCACCCTAAGTCATTTAAAATAGAACGTGATATTACTTTAGACCATCATTTAGAAAAGAACACCCCTGAAGTTTTAAGGGAGTTTCATTCTGTAGGTGGGGAACAAGTAAAGAACATACCAGACCATATTGAAGATTTAATTATACCGTTTGGTTCTTCTACAAGCACGTGTAGTGTATTGTATGGTTTGTCTAGTTTCAAACCTAAAGGGTTGAAACGAATTCACTTAATTAATGTAGGTGTTGATAAGAGAGATTATATGTTTGAACGGTTAAGTTATATGGGAGCATCTGTGAATGAGTTTGAAATCATTTATAAAGATACTAAACTTCCGTACTCTAAAACTATCAAGGATGTAAGTATAGATGATATAACATTCCATATGAGATATGAAGCAAAATCTTACAAATACTTATTAGAGAATTTACCAGAACTAATAAAACCAACCTCTTTATTTTGGGTAATCGGATCTTACCCAGATACTAAAACAACAGCAATGAACCTTAATAGAGAAGTGCCGACCGAGGTGAACCTATATGAATTTAAAACTAATAATATTATGGAGTTTATGTGATGAAATTAATTTACTTAATAGGAATGCCAGGAACAGGTAAGTCAACGGTTATGAAATCGTTTATGTCTAATTATAAATGGACCCAGCAAAAGGCATACGAACTCTTAGATACTCATATTTCAGACGGAATTAGAGTTTTGGGTAAGTATGAAGAGGGTGAAACGTTTAGTGGAACAGATAGACTATCTATGGCAGTTGCACCTAAAGCAATTGAGTGGATATCTAAGACCCCAGACGAGGTTATTATCGGAGAGGGTGATAGGTTAAACAATAAAGCATTCTTTGAAAAGGCAAAGGAACTTGGGGAACTTCATATTATTAAATTGACTGTATCTGACGAAGAAAGAAAACGTAGATACGAAGAAAGAGGTAGTAATCAAAGTGATAAGTTTATTCAAACAGTTGCTACTAAATGTAAAAATATATCTGAACACTTCGGTGACCAACAAACACTGTTTGGTTTTGAAGAAGGAAACGTGATAGTGATGCCCCATGAGTCGAAGGAAGATACTCAAAAAGTTGTTGATAAAATTTTAGATTTAATTTAATTTATTACTTTACTTTCCCCCAAAATAGAGGTATAATATAGGTATGAATGAAAAATATAAAATAATTGATAACTTCTTAGATCCAGGGTATTATAATTTAATAGAATCTGTTTTTCTTGGAAATGAAGCGGGAGTAAAATGGCATTATCAAGATGATATGTCTGGTCACGACGATGGTGTCATTAGTCAAGGATTTAGTCATTCTATATGGTATGATAATGCTCAAGATTCGGAATATTATCCTATATTGCTTCCTATGATAGAAAGAATAAAATATATGTTAGGGAATAATTATTGCTACAGGTTAGTATCATTTATGACCTTACAAAATGGAAGCAAAAGAAATCACGCCCATCATGTAGATATGCCTGGAATTAAACATACTTCTGTTATATATTATTTGAATGATAGCGATGGAGATACTATAATATATAATGAAGAATGTCCAGTAGGGAGCAGAGAGCGACCAGCATTAGAAGATTTAAATGAATATAAAAGAATCACTCCAAAAGCAAATAGATTATTAGTATTTCAAGGGAATCATTGGCACTCAAGTGAATCGCCAGTAGTTTCACATAGAAGAGTAATTTTTAATATGAATTTTGGAGACACTCAAATTTAATAACAAAGGGGAAAGGAAATGTGGAACCACGATTGTAAAGTAGAAAGAACCGTAATGATGGTTGAAGACGACAAAGAATGTAATTGGTGCGGTAGAGAGTTGAGTGATGAAACATCTGAGTTTGGCAAATTAGGACCAAACGAATTTCCGGATGATGAATTAGAAACATTATCTGAGTTCGATATAGAAGATGAGATTATGAACGAAAATAGCATTGAAAATATTGAAGTAACAGACAACCCAGACGGTTCTGCTAATATCACTATGGACATAGATGAGTTTGCGCAAAAAGCATTGATGAAACAAGGGTTGCAATACCTTATTGATGAGATGAAAATGCATGACGAAATTCTCGTTCTAGAACCAAATGAATTTACTGGTGAAGCAAAGAATTGGGAATTATCTGATGATGACCGAAACGCATTATTCCACTTTGGATTTATTCATGCTTTGAAAATGGGAATGGGTAATCAATCATGATGAAGTGGTTGTGGTATTCTGGTGTTTGGATTACTTTAATAGTAAATCCGTTTCATTGGGATTTTAGATGGGAAGTCATCAAAGATGAAGAATTGGGTAGAATTGATACTTTAGAGTTACAGTTTTTATGCATCAATATCAGAGTAATACTTGATGATGGCAAATGGTAAATAATAAAGGGGTAAGAAATGGGTTTTGAATTTGGATTGTTCGTGGTAGTTTTTGTAGGGTTCTTCTTCATGGTTGGTTATGAAATGGGAAGAAAGTGAAGTATTGGTCTTGTGAAGGAAAGACCTTATGGAACATTATACTATTCAGTGTAGTGGTATCAACTTTATTATTGCTATTCATTGCACATTAGGGAGGAGTATGAAAAACGTATCAGATTCATTAGATGAAATTATTAAACTAATTCTAGAATTGGAAAAGAAACTAGATAAAGTAATTGAAAAGAAGGATAACAAATGGACATTGAAAGACAAATCAGAGTAGATAGGAGATAGGATGACAAAACTAAAAGATAAGATTTATGATTGGACAAGTGAGAAATGGCACAACACTCATAATTGGAAAACTGGAACTGGAAGATATCTTAAACGTATTATGAATCGAAAGATTAGACACGACAAAATAGATTTAGACGCAGAGAAGTATAAATTCGACCAAATATTTAAAAAGGATTAAGATGAGTGACAATGTAATTAAAATGAAATTCAATAAAGTGACTAAGGTAAGTGCAGAGTGGTGCGGACCATGTAAACAATATGCTCCTATTTTTGAAGGTTTTATTCCTAGTATCGAAGACGAGTGGAATATCGGATATGCTGATATTGATACACCAGAGGGTAGTGCGTTTGCAGAGAAACATGGCATTCGTGGAGTACCAGCAACGGTAATTGAAAGACAAGGTAAAGAACCTGAAGTCATAATGGGAATGAGAAACGAGCAACAATTGATTGAATTATTTTCGTAAATAAGTTAAATATCGCTTTACTTTTGGGCAAAACTAGGGTATAATAGGTACTATAAAAGATTGAAATTATATGAATAAGAAATTAATTAAAGAAGCAAGTTTGTACGCCGCAGAAGCACATAGTGGTCAGTTTCGTAAAGGAGGAAAAAACATCCCTTACATTACTCACCCTGTGGCAGTTATGAAAATAACTAAAGAAATGGGTGGTAGCGTTGAGGCGCAAATAGCATCCGTTCTACATGACGTAGTTGAAGACTGTGGGGGTTATACTATGGAAGATATATCTATCCATTTTGGTACAGCCATCGCCCTCCTAGTTGATTATGTTAGTGAGTCAGACAAAAGCCTGCCTTGGAAAGTAAGAAAAGTGCGATATATTGACCGTTTACATGAAGCACCATTTGATGCTGTTCTAGTAAGTGCTTCTGATAAATTACACAACTTGCGTTGTACGGAGAAGGACTTTGAGACTGAGGGTAAAGAAACTTTCAGCATGTTCAATAGTTCTGCTGACCACCAGTTTTGGTTTTATGAGTCGTTAATTGAGATTTATAAAGAACATGGTTTGTTCAAAATCACGGATGAGATGGAAACTATTTTAGTAAAAGTTAAAAAGTTTTCATATAAATAAATTCAGTTGTCTAGAAAATAGACACTATATCGGTGGTCACCAAATAGGGATGGGATACCGAACAACCGTAATGTTGTCAAACTATTTTTTTAATAATAAGAGGTAAGAGGTATGTTAGATAAGATCGTAGGATGGATGAAAGGCGCAACGGAAGCTGGTGTGGCATTAATCGCATTAGCAATTGTATTACAAGTTATTTTTGGTGGTACTGTTCCGTTTATTGGTGGCGACATCATCGGTACAATTACAGGCATTGTTGCACAGTTAGGTGCAGCCGGTTTAGTTGGTTTAATTGCCGCTGCCATTTTGTATAAAATCTTTAATAAAGACTAATATATAATGTTCTAGAGTCCACTTAAAACATGGGCAGGTTTTTCTAGTATCTTTCCTCATAAGACAATAAGATACTTCTAAATTTTTGAAAGCACGGGCGTCATGTTGGCTGTTTATTTCAGTTACCTCCTGCCTTTTTAGCACTTTGAGAGTAGTGTGAGTGCGGTAAACTCTCCTTGAATTCTTAACGACTTCATCAATGAAGACATTATTTCCCCCGATAGTGTCTTCTTTGATGAGGTTGTTTTTATATACAAAAAAACCGTTATGCGAGTAACAAGAACAACATAGCCACGAATAATAAAATAATAACCAAATACCTGTAAGAGTTGTTATAAATATTATCGAAGACTTTATCGTTCTGTAATCATATTTGATTCACTCGTAGGAAGTTTACGGTCTTCCACCTATTTGATAATGCCGAAAGGGTTATCAATAAGACGTGATACTGATAACAGGTCACACAACTACAACTCGCTTAATAGGAGAAATATTATGCAAAACAATATGAGGGCATTCGACCCATTTTTTAATCAGTCATTAGGACTGGAAAATATCTTTAATTCTTTACAAGAATTTCAAAAACCAAATTCCAAATACCCACCTTACAATATCGTAAAGGGGCCAAATAGTTATGCGATTCAGTTTGCATTAGCAGGATGGAGAATGGACGAACTATCTATCAATATCGAAAAGAATGTCTTAACCGTCAGAGGTGATAAAGACTATTCTATTAAAAGCGATGAAGATCAGTTTGTGCATCAGGGAATATCAGAACGTTCATTTATTCAACAGTTTACAATCGGTGACAGAGTATTCATCAATGATGCTACATTAAATAATGGTATGCTGGAGATTAATATGGGTGTGACTATTCCTGATGAAGAGAAACCTATTAATATTCCAATCAATTCACAACCTGAATTGTTAATGGAAAATAGTTAATCTTCGACCTCGGTCACTCCATCAGTGGGTGACCACCCTTTCGTTTAATCTATCGCAGATATATAATCCACTTACCAAATCGCAAGCGAATACAAATTCTCTTTGTTTAATATTTGGAACATCAAACACAACAGGTTCTTTCACGACCGTTTTTATGGGCGCGGACGTTAATGTCGTACATGATGTAATTACTGAGGCAAACGTTAAGAATGCCATTGAGTAGAATATAGGTTTAGAAAACCATACCGACTCTCGTTTTTTCTTTTTCATTCACTTTGCTCATATTATGTGTTGCTTCGTAACGTAATTCTTTTCTTTCCTTACGTCTTTTTTTTGCTTTTGCTTTACTTTTACTCATTATTCGTCTATTACAATTCCCATTTCTTCGTATTCTTCTTTTAACCACTCAAGTTCTAACTCTCTATCTTTAGTATATAGGTCTTCAATATCTTGTGGTATTTCAATCTCACCCATTGCTGCTTCATCTTCTACTACTTCTTTATCAGTCTCAGCAACTTCTAAATCACTATGGTCTGATAATAAGCAATGATAAAGTTCATGTCCCATAATTGCCATTGCTTCACGGTCGTCCCAAATCTTTGCTGGAATAATATGAATAAAACAAACATCTTGACTCGGAGCAACCACAGCGAAACCACGTACACCAGAACCCTCAGGCATTGGTTCTTCAGAAGCACCGTTAAACGCTTCGTCTAATTTCCTTTGACTATCGTACATTACCATCTTAACGATAACTTCATTACGACCTACTTCAATTGTATCATCAGGACCGTACTTCATTAGATCAAAATCATCTAATGCATTAGCAGTGTTCGAAACTACGATTAATAATGATAATGCCATCCATGTAGCCACGGCTATTGCTATTCCTTTTAACGAGTCTATCATATCCTTACTTCTCCTCAGTTGTTTTATTATTATTGTTATTTTATTTATAAAGATGTTTTAAGGTTCGATTAGACCTATTATGCCAAATACCACCACGTTGGCACAATCACAAAAACTACAAATATCCCAAAAAACCATAGGATTATGTATGCAATTATTGCTAGTTTGCACCACGTCCATGACGTGAAACAAGTTTTAGATGCCAAACAATGTGTTAAACAATAATGCGCCTTCCGAGGAAAGTATAAAATTGCCTTTATCATCCAATATATTACACTCATGACGTTCCCATCATTAGTAACACCGAGCCTAAAAACCATATTGCTGATATTAATATCACCACTATGCAATTCACGCATCGAAACTTATTCATCGGACTGTTCTAACTATCGAATTAGTGTCACTAAAAAATGATAGTATAATAGACTTCTTTGCGAATACATCTTGTGCAAATAATATTGCTAAAAATATTATTGTTACATAGACGCAAGCTGATTTTTCTTCTGTGTTCATAGTTCCTCCTATTTGAACACATCATATAGATTTCAATTTGTTATTTTATAGACGATTTCCAATCGGCACCAACTTTACGATGTCCTTTCCAAGCAAGGAAACCACCAAGTCTTAATGCCCAATAAGCAATAACGTTGATTGTTCTAAAACCATTAACGTCAATGTTAATATCTCTAAATGTTATATCCATTTCCTTTTGCGTTTTAAGTCCGTTACAGTTTTTACATCCTTTCTTTAATAGGGTTTGATACTTATACCCATAGTCATGGATTAAACCACCAATCAATAATACACCCATAGGACTTAACCAACTTCTAAAGAACTTAGGAACAGATGCTCCGTCAAATACAAATCCCTTAGGAATTATTAATTCTTCTCCATTAATTGAGTAGTGGAAGTCTTTTGTTATTTCCCAAGTGCGTGTGACCATAATCCAAATCCATACACCTTTCCAAAACCCCTTACCTTTGGTTGGAATTCCAATTGGTTTCATATTTGGCATTTCTGTAATTCTGAAATCAATAGGTTCGTGTCTTTCGGCACTAATCAATGCTATAATGTATGATATAAAAATTAGTATTGCTACTAAACTAAATTGCCAATATTGAATTGCTAAATCCATCATCTTCTCCTACTAACAGCACCAGTTCCAAAATAGAATCCTAGTACATTTAAAATAGCATATGGTAACCATTCAGGTGTTACTACACCAGCTAACACTTTCCATTCGTCTGTTGTCCAAGTGAAGTCAAATAACCATAATTTAAAACCATGGGTTGCTTCGTATAATACGTTTGTTGGTTGATTGAATAATATAGGTGCGATGAGTATAAATGCCGCCATACACATTAGTGACATGACAATAAATTTACGTGCCCAATTTGCTGATGGGGTATTATATTCCCTAGCAGATTTACGAGATTTTTCTTCTTTGTTAAGAAGCTTTAGAGTCATCATGTTGCGGTCTCGCTCATCTTGTCGAGCATCCGCCTTCATTTTCATATATCCACCTAATAAGGTGGATGCTAACATTGATATAACTTCTAAAGGTATTCCAAACATTAACTAATGGTAAATTCCATCAACATTTCTCTACCAGTTGTTGATAATGGATTTACTACTGTTGCGTATCGATTTAGAATACCGATATTTTCTTGGAAAGATTCTACAAATGTAGATCTTAAAATTTCTTGTTGATAATCACCTACAATGATAGAAGAAGCTGCAATAGACTTCTTATCGTGGTCAGCAAGACCTACATATACTTTAGTTGCTGTTGTATCTGGGTTTACATAAAATATTGTTTTACCTATCTTGCTAACAATAAGACGTTTTTCGTTTTCATCTTTTGCACCAATATAAGTTTGAAGTGCAGATATGCTTGCAGCGTATTTGTATGGAAGAATAGCAAATGCTTCATATGTACGGAAATCAGGAGTGTTCATTTTCAATACTAATTCTTGTACACGTTGAGTAAGTTCAAATAAAGTTTGTTCTGCACTAGCAGGAGTAGTTAAAACCAAAGCAGTTGTATTTAATGAGTTTGTATTAAGGAATGTAATCAAAGCGTCATTTTCTGCTTTATCGACAATACCTCGTAATAAAGCACCAGCGTAATCATATGCACTTTCATTATATTGTCTGAATAGGTCATGTATAACTTCTACAGAAAGACCAGATGCCAAAGGTGTAGCAGATACATCATTTACAGTCATTGTACTTTCAACCGTTTCAAATGAATTAGTAACACCGTTTCTACGAATATTAATAACCGAACCAGTCGACATTTTCATCGGAACTACCGCTGCTATACTTCTAAGAATAGAAGTTGTTGGTAATTCTTGAAAGGTGTCTATAACCTTATTAAAACTAAAATCTGCAGTTCCGATGTCAGCGTGAGTTGTTTTTTCGATTAGTTGATGTTCCATGATTTTCCTATTCCTGGTCAATTGCTTATAATGTTAATATTTATAACGCCTTTACTTTTAACTTAAAGTAGGGTATAATATAGGTATATTAACTAAAAGGAGAAGGACTATGATGCCATCCAACCCAGCAGATCTTAAAAAGATTGATGCGTCGCTACAAATAATTTCAGATTCTAAAACTAGAATTGAAGCAGAACAAGAACACATTAAAGAAGTGGTAGAATCCATTTATGATGATTTTCAATTACCAAAGAAGTTAATCAGACAACTTGCTAAAGTATGGCATATGAGAAACTATGCTGAAGAAGTGACGCAACAAGAAGATTTCCAAGAAGCATATGAAGCACTAACTGCTGTTAATAATAAATTAGAAACCATATAATTAAAGTGTTATTCTTTTACCTTAATGAACAAAACTAGGGTATAATACGTAGTATATTAAATAATAAAAGGAGTTAAGAAATGTCTAACACAATGAAAATTACATTAGCAACAAGTGGTGATATTACCTTTGGTAAAACAGACGAGGGTAACGTTGTTACGTTTAAAGATAAAGTCCTTGCAACAGGATACTTTGATTTTTATGCTGACGGTTGGTATTTGTCTGCTAAAAACGTTGAAACATTCTTTAGTGGTACAGCACAAGACGTTGCTGACTTATTTGCAGGAGCAAAATAATATGAAAATAATTACTAAAACTGAAAGAGATACTTACCTAAGAACTAAGAATAGATTTTACCAATGTGGTTGGTTAGATGCTGAACGTAATGAGCCAGCACAAGCAAGTACAAGAGCTAGAGACCAAGTATGGTATGAAGAATATCTTGCTGGTTATAAAGAGTCTTTGAATAACTCATATGCTATGGAGGGTTATTAGTGTTAAAATTAATTCGGGACAAATACGTAAACAATATCGAAGACGAAAGGTTGACAACAGTCAGTCCGACGTCTACTGAATATCGTGATTTTCTAATTGATAAACTGTTTGAAGAAATCCGAGAATTGGAAGATTCGGATTGGAAAGATGTTCAAGAATATGCTGATGTGTATGAAGTCTTTCAGGCACTTTTGAAGATTAACAATATCACTGAAGAGCAAGTTATCAGAGCCAAGATATCAAAACACGCATTGTTGGGTGGTTTTGAAAACGGAATTATTTTAACATATTAATTAAAAAGAGCTTTACTTTTGAATGAAACTAGGGTATAATACGTAGTATATGAGAAATAAAATTGAAAGTGTTAAAAAATTAATAGTTGATACTCCACTATATGCGGAAGAGATTGTTAATATACTTCAGTGTCAATTTAAAGACGACGGTGTAGAAGTTACATCGTTTAAAGTAGATAGTCTAGAAAAAGATACTGTGACAGTTAATGGTTATTTTAATCACCTTGACTGGGAATTACACGAGAATATTGAATTGGTTCTTATTGTGCCCGATGATAAAACGACTATTACTATAAATAGCGATAGTTGGAAGTTTCTTCAACATCAAATTCACCAAACTTTGGAGCACGAGATGATACATAGAGAACAATTTACCAAAAGAGAAGGCCTTGTCGGCCGCACCGTTATTCCAGTTTTTCCAGAAGGAATGAATTCTGAGCAAGAACGTATTATTTATTTAAGTGACCCAGACGAAATTGACGCATATGCTAATGATGTTCTGTTAGACCTTTCGAAAATTTATAATTCTCAAGGCGTTGCGTTAAAGTTGACTACATATTCTACAATAACAGTAGAAGAGTCGCCTATTATGAATGAGTATATGGATCTGTTCGGTAAAGATTCGTCGATAGTTAAAACTATTGTTAAAAAGGCATTAAAAAGAGTAGTATTATGAACGAAAATCAAAAAGAAAAATTTATTAGTCAGTGTGTTGCATTGACTCCTTGCCCAAACCCAGACAATCATCAAATGAACGATGATCATTCTGGGTGTAAGATTTGTAAATTAAGTATCGAAGAATTACAAATGTGGGAAAGGTACACAGACGAAGAACGTGAAGTAATTTGTAATGAAATATTAGATAGATAAAATAAAAGGGGCATTATCTCAAACAAAACAAAACAACAAACATTTCAAACTTTCGTAGAGTCTAAAGTATCAGATGGAATATCTTCCTATTTGGACGTTATTACGGAATACATGGAAGAACATGAATTAGAAGCCAAGCAGGTTAAGAAACTAATTTCACCACTATTAGAAGAAAAGATTAAAAAAGAAGCGGTTAAAAATAGAACCATAACGGATGAAGATTATTCAGAGAGTAAATTACCACTGTGACTGGGTTTGAAACATATAAATTATATGTTTCCGTAAAACAACACTTTAATATAGATAACGATTATAACCATATTAAATTTAATGGCAAATCAAAAGGTGTTAATTTAGATACATATAATAGAAGAAAGGACAAATACTATTTTGAAGCATTAGGTGCTAGAAAGGGTAAAGAATTATTACAGTTTTATGTAGCAAATTTTGTAGTAGGTGATGGTAGATATATTGCTGAAATGTACAACCAAGAATCAGAAGAAGTGTTCTTTGGTTGGAAAGGGGTTATTGAATCTCTGTCATACTTATTTACAGAAGACTTGAAGCATATTAAAGATTTTTTAGATGAAAGAAATTTGAAGTTTAACGACCTATT